TCCATATCCATGATGAAATAGTAGCTGATATCAAGCCTTATACGTTCGCTGAGGATATGCTTGCAGATGTTGTCAGGATAATGAGTTCACCTATTCCGTGGGCTCCGGGCTTACCACTCGCAGCTGATGGTTGGGTAGGGACGTATTTCAGAAAGGATTAACGGAGGTAAAACAATGATTAAGATAGAAAATGCAGCGGTCAGTGGTTGGGAAGCCGCTATCAGAGGTATGCGGAACCCGATGAACTCATGGAGCGGGTCAGACAGTATGTATAGAGCTAGCAAAAATGCATTTATACTAGAGTTTGTCGTCGGTGGACAGGATCTCGACCTGATGAAGCAACTTGTCAAAGCAGGCTCAGATCACTCGAAGTTCATGCGCATGATAAACGTAACGGTTGACGTGACAGCTCCTATGTACTGGTGGAAAGAAGCAGATACGTATAAGGTTGGTACGGTCCGTAATTCCTGCTCCACCATGCACAAGGTACACGCTAAGGAATTTGAAGCAGATGATTTCTCACACGATCATCTGCCCGAAAATAACACAGTTCTTGGCTACATCGTAAGCGTTCTGAACATATACCGCAAGAACTATCTTGAAACTCGGGATAAAGCTTGGTGGTGGCAGATGATACAGCTCTTGCCTAGCAGCTACAACCAGAGGGCTACACTACAGCTCAACTATGCAGTGCTCAGGAACATCTACCATGCACGAAAGAACCATAAGCTTGACGAATGGCACGACTTCTGTCACTGGATAGAAAGCCTGCCTAACTCGGAGTTGATAACACTATGACATTAGCAGAGAAATTCGGTACATTCGAGGAGTACCAGAAGTACACAGCTACTAAGGCACTCGAATACCAGAAGAAGGAACTTGAAGAGCTGCGGAAAGCAGCTACATTCAGCAGCGACTATGCAGTACGGCAGAACATCGGACATGATGAAGTGCTGTACCGCCTTTCCAGAGCGGAGAAAGCTGTGGAGAAGCTGACCAAGCTGCTTGAAGCAGACGGAGAGATAAAGGATCCTATCTATCTGGCATACTGGCACAATCTCAAAGACAAGGAGTGCTGACATGAAGATAGGTAAGGGAATATTCTTCCGAGAAGAGAACTGGATGTGTTGGAGAGCTGAGGTTGACGGCTACGTATACTGCATTCAGGAAGTCAGGAACTTCGACCCTCGCAAAGGGTACAAGATCGAGAAGCGGGACGGCGGCAACAAATACGTGTATTATCTCACCAAACACAAGAAAGGCTCTGAGGTAGTCGAGGGCACACACGCTCACGGACTGCGGAGAGCTATCATAGACGAGCTTAGGGCGGGCTCGGGTGTGTACAAGAACGAGGGTGACGATCAGTACTCTGTTCAGTGCGGAGAGGACACAAAGGTGTATACGTTCTGCCTGCATCAGTTCGAGCGCGAAGGTGCCAAGCCGTGGGAGTACGACCCGGAAAAGACCGTGTGCATGATATGGCACAAGTCTAAACCAATATCGGACTACTTCCCGACTTTGCGTGAGTGCCTTGAATACGGAGAATCCAAGCTTGCAGAACTGAACAAAACATAATCGAAAAATAGACTACATTTTGCACAAAATTATAGTCGAATTTTCGTCTATATTACCACTTGAATATAATCGAATAATCGACTATAATATACTTGTGCTTCGGAGGTGAAAGCATGACGGAAGTTGCGTTATTTATTCTGGGCTGCGCCTTAGGCGCTCCCTTAGGTTTTTCAATATGCGCTCTTGCTGCTGCAAACGGCAGAAAAGAAGCTGAGAGAACTATCCGCAGACTTGAACGTGAATCCAAGAAACGTAAAGAGGAATGAGGTGATACTGTGGCTTTGGTAATTGTTATCCTGATCTCGGCGGCTGTCGCTCTGGCGTGGGCTCGCAGCATATCGAGCATAGACCCGCTGCTGATCGAGTACTACAAGGAGGTAGAAAACTATGAAGAACCAGGTTAGTATACTCGGTACGATATACCGTATCGAACAGAGGAACAGCAAGAACGATAAGGAACTTGACGGACTGTGCGGGTATTGTAACCCACACGCGAAACTTATCGTTATTCGTACCGACTATGAGTTTGAACCCGACATATCAATGCTCAGGGAAATACTCAGACACGAGATAGTTCACGCATTTTTCTACGAGAGCGGGCTTTGGGACAGCCCAGACGGTACCTCAGCTTGGGCGACAAATGAGGAAATGGTGGACTGGATAGCAATTCAGGGCTTGAAGCTCTACAAAGCTTGGGAGGAAGCAGAAGCAGTATGAAACGGAGGAAAATCAGTGACGAAATGGCAGCGGCAATATTCGCCTTCATATGGGAAGGCTTCCTTTATTTCGCTGTTATCACACAGCTCGTAACAGGAAGTGCACGCGGGTATTACTGGCTGCTGCTTGACACAGCGGTGCAGATCACAATACTCATCTATGATGCAAAGGTGCAGGCACTGGAAAAGTCACTCGCCAAAACCAGAAAGCGGCTAGCTAAGCAGTCAGCGGAGTTCACGGAGTACATCAAGGCTCACGAAGCAGCTGAGAAGAAAACAGTAACCATATTTGACATCAAGCCTATAATCGAGCACCTTAAACGGCGTAAGAGTGCGTAAGGCAGGAACGGAGGAACTTACATGGATTTTTACAACTATATGCTGACCATACAGCAGGAAGTAATGAAAGCTTGCATCAAGAAGGGTGAAGCTATGCGCATTCAGAAAGATACGACATACGGTTACGTGTATATCGCAGACCCAACAGGTCAGTCAGCGTTAAGCGTACCTGACAGACTGTTCGTTCTCGACATTAACCACCCTGACAGGCGTGCTATGCCGAACCTCGTGCAGATGTTCAATGAAGCTAAGAACTCTATGTGCATAGAGCTTACGAATGATATCTTCCAGACGAACCGCGGCACACAGCTCGTTAAGATGCGTGCTCCCGAGAGCGGTACGGAGATATGGATAAACAGTAAGTTCCTCGGTTACTTCAAAGGCGTTAAGCACCTGAGATACGGTTACTTTAGGTTCCGCGAATCATACATAGTATGCGCTTACCTCGATACCAATTTCATGGTGCTCGGAATAACAATACCCCTGAAACCTAAGCGGGAGGCTCAGGTATGAACGGCGCTCTGATAGGGTGCTTACTCGGTAATCGAAGCACTGTATGCTGCTTCGACTGTGGAGATGAATGCACAGCCCTCCGGACTAAGCAGTGTGAGGGCTGCAAGTTCTTCAAAACACAGTACGAGTTCGACACAGCACATGAACAGGCAGCACGGCTCCTTTACTCAAAGGGGCTTGAAGCATACAGAACATCATATGGCATAATGACTACACGGAAGATAAAGGAGATCGCAGACGATGAACAGTAATAAGCATTCAACGGCGGCACAGCTGCATATCGTAGCCAACGGCATAGTACACGTGATGATAGCAGCAGGCGTAACAATAGCAGCTATACACTTCAACAGGATAGGTATTCTGTGGTTTTACCTTATCCCGCTGATAGGGATGAGCGCAGACTTCAAGGGGGAGTGAGATATGCAGGCTACAATACACATTAATGATGAAGTAGAGCAGGCTTTCAGACAGGGCTACACACAGGGCTACACACAGGCTAAGAAAGAAGCCGCACAAGCTCTCGAAAAGCTGATAGAAAAGGTCGATCAGGGGTACCGTGATGCCGTGAATGATTCCCAGGATTACTGGCACCCGAATACAGCTCAGGACGCACTGGAACACGCATACAGTGAGGTCGGGTGTTGGATAGATGAGATATTCAAAGGCGGTGACAACAGATGCGGTTGATAGATGCGGGAGCCCTGAAAGAGTATATGTGCAGCACTTGCCCTAACCAAGAGCGGTGCAGGGACACCGAGAACGTGTGCAGTACGATAGCAGACATAGCCGAACAGCCAACGGTTGAAGCTGTTGGCAAGGAACGTTTCCATGAAGCGGCTCTGGAAGTGCTTCACAGTATAGCGAATGAAGCTGAGTTCATGGGGCAGTACGATAATGCAGACCGTGCGCTGAGGGTGTTCGTTAACGCGATCGTTCTTGGCACACTCGAACATAGGCTTTTCGGGGGTAAAGAGAATGCGACTGATTGATGCTAATGACTACAGGAAGAGAAGATGCAGAACGTGCATAAATCGTGTGCAATGCGATAACGGCGGAAACCTATGTTTTGACATCATGGTACTCAATACCTGTCCCACCATCGAAGCCGAGCCTGTGAAGTACGGAAGGTGGGTAGGAAAACACAACTCCTTCCCACAACGATATTTCTGCACAGAATGCGGAGGAGGAGATGTGGGGAGATTTGCTTTCTGCCATCACTGCGGTGCTAGAATGAGAATGGACGGTGACGATGAATGAAACGAGGTATTGAAACGCATTCAGACTATGATAATCAGGGCATCTGGAAACTGTGTATAGAAAAAACTCGCGGCAAGTTCACTCTCGATGAAATCATCGAAGCCGCGAAAGAGTGGGAAGAGGACATATATGCACTTGTTATCAAAGCCTTAGATCTGGAACACGAGGTGACTAACGGTGACTATGTTGAACTTTACAGACTGTCAGACTTGATGAAGCAAGGAGCTTGCTGGGTACAGCGTGGAGAAGAGTATTACTGCTCGCACTGCGGTGGAACTGCACCACTTGATAATAACCATAAGCATATTGTAACAACATCGTACTGCCCACATTGTGGCTATAAGATGGAGATATAGCGAATGAATAAAGCAACAGCAAACAACGGACTTCTGCCGTGTCCTTTCTGCGGACGTGAGGTCACAATAAAGAAACGGTGCTTGAAAGACTGGCGCGGAGAGGTAACAATGCGCTACTATCGTATAGCTTGCTCATGTGGAGCAGGCACCCACAAGGAATATAAAACTGAAAAGGCAGTCGTGAACGTCTGGAACAGGAGAGCACGGCATGGGTAAGAAGAAAAAGGACAAGCCCCAGAAGCAGAAAGGTAAACGCCCATGCTTCAAGTGTAGGCTCTGCGGCTGCAGGTGGGTATCAGACTTTGACCCGCACTGTTGGCTCTGTAATGATGTACTGGGAATACCTCAGAACAAGGAAGCTGAGGAACTGATTGAGAAAAGGAGTATGAACGATGGACAACGTTTTAAAATATAGCTACAGTGAGCAGTTCGACAAGGAGCGCAAGGCTCGCATAGAGGTTTCACACTACAAGTACGGACCCGCGCGGGATAACTTTGCAAGCGGCAGAGTTGATGCACTCGCCACAGCTGAGCTGTGTATAGTTGCTTTCAAGAAAGACCACAACACGGAGCACCTTGTAGATGCTGCCAACTATCTGATGTTCAGATATATGTTCCCAATGCCCGGTGAGTTCTTCAAGCCCACCGACAGTAACGGAAGCGTTGGAACCGTAGGCACACCAATAACAATGGAACGGTGATATACCATGCGCATAAAACACATGAGTAAGTTTGTCTCTGGTATCATACAGCTGATTATTGGTGTCGGGCTTCTGATTACTTGCATACACTTGAACCGATTCAGCATTGAGAGAGTTATGTGTGTTATGCTGCCTGCATTATGCGGTATAGGAAACATGATACTAAGTATAGAGACAAAAGCCGAAAGACGGAAAAGAAAGGCTGAGCTGAGAGAACTAGGTAAACTGATGTTCGGAGGTAACGACAATGAGTAGACTGGAACACTGCTATGAAAATGCTATCACTGCCATAGAGGACGGCAAGGATTACGACACATGGAAGTATGAGGAAGTGCAGCGGGGCAACGCTACAACATTCGGCAGGGACTGGGCGGTGCTTACCGATGATTCGATAATAGGTCTTAGAGATATCTGGGAGCTCGCTATGTACGCTGTGTGCACCTACAAGCAGACAATAGGAGGTAAGGACGATGACTAATCAGGAATGGCTTGCAACTCTCCCTCCTGAGGAGCTTGGTAAGCTCTTAGACGTATCATGCTCCGTGTGTGTACATCGTGAACTGCGGCACTGTGATTACTGCGACTGCGCAGAGGGTATAGCCGAGTGGGCAAAGCAGGAAAATGAGGAGGATAACGACAATGCGAAATCGTGAGAGATACATCGAGCGGCGTAACGCCTACGATCTGATGATAACAATACGTGAAAAGGGCATTGACGTATGCCCGATAAAGCTTGTAGGGGCTGAAATGCCTAAGTGCATACCGACAGGAGATTACACAACAGACTGCCGCGCCTGCGTTGACAGGTGGCTCAATCAGGAGGAGAAACGATGATACGATGCGGAGTATGCGGTGAGCGGATAAAGCCCACCAAAGAAGATGTGTACCTTGTTCCTGTTAGCGTGATGAACCTCAGCTCGCAGTACTACGAGTGCACGGACTGCCCGCGGTGCAGCTGTCAGGTGGTACTTAATACCCGCTACGGAGAGAAGCGGAAGATAGAGCACACCAAGCGGGAGGACATAGAACCATGATATACAGTATAGGTTTCTGGACGTGGGCGGCAAACGGTACAGAGGGCACGCTCCACGAGTACAACGGTCAGAAGTATATGCACGTTGACGGTAATGCCGGCAAGATGCTGAAAGAGCTCTGCGGTGAGTATCCGTCCCGGTGGGCGTGCAGATCAGTCAAGTATATGCTGCCTATCTTCCGGACGGCTCTGCAGGAGCTGACAGAGCATTCTGCGAAGTACAGTTACTTCGACTTTATCAACGGAGCATTTATGACGACCGCAGAGATAGCGGTCATTCTCAAAGAACTGATAGCACGGTGTGAAGCATTCCCCGATGCGGTATTGGAGGTAGACTGGTAACATGGAAAAGAAAGTAGATATGTCAAGGTTCGAGAAGTACGAGAGCCCGCTCTTTCACAGGCAGACACTTATTGAGACGGATAAGTGGGATACGAAGATACTTCTCGACACTATCAAGAAGAACGGCACCGATGCTCAGATCATCGTTGCTATGGAAGAACTGTCCGAGCTCATCAAGGAGCTGAGCAAGCATCTGAGAGATAAGGGTGATATCAACCATATATCTGAGGAAATGGCGGACGTTGATATCATGATGCAGCAGTTAAAGATCATGTTCGGGAACCGTGGTCGCGTGATGTACTGGCGCGGCGTGAAGTTGGAACGAATGGAAGAACGGCTGAAAGACGACAGCGCAGGATATTAAGAATATAATGCCCTCGCTTCGGTGAGGGCTTAACATAAAGGAGTGTAGTCATTATGCCGGATAGGCAGATAGTTATATCGGTAGGTAACAGCCGTAACAGTAAGATGTGGCGGCAGGAGAACACAACAGTCTCAGCATTGTATGCAAGGCTCACACAGCCAATTGTAGGCACGGAGACCCATGCAGAGTACATGAGTATGCCCAAGACACAGCAGGACGATCTAAAGGACATAGGCGGCTTCGTGGGTGGCACTCTGAACGGCACACGCCGTAAGGCTGCTAACGTGCTCGGCAGAGATATCATAACACTTGACTTTGATAATATCCCCGGGTGGGGTACAGACATGATAGCAGCTAAGACCGATGCTCTGAACTGCAGTTACTGCATTTACAGCACACGTAAGCACACAGCAGCCAAACCCCGCTTACGTGTTATCCTTCCGCTTGACAGAACTGTATCACCCGATGAATACGAACCTATTGCAAGGCGTATAGCACAGCAGATAGGCATTGAGTGCGCTGATAAGACCACGTTCGATGTATCACGCCTTATGTACTGGCCGTCAAAGTGCTCAGACACAGAGTATTTCTACAAGACCAAAGATGCACCCTTTATCTCTGCTGACATGGTGCTCGGTACATATGCAGACTGGCACAACGTCAGCTCATGGCCGCAGGTGCCCGGTGCTGTATCGCACAAGGCTCTTGCAGTCAAGCAGGGAGACCCGCTCGAAAAGACCGGTACCGTTGGAGCGTTCTGCCGTACATACACTATTGAGCAGGCTATGGCTGCTTTTCTTCCTGGCATATATGAGCCTGTCGATAATATGCCCGACAGGTTCACCTACTTAGGCGGTTCTACCACAGGCGGCGCGATAGTCTATGACGGCAAGTTCCTTTTCTCGCATCATGCGACGGACCCATGCAGTGAGAAGCTTGTCAACGCTTTCGATATGGTACGTCTGCACAAGTTCGGAGATCTGGACGAGGACAAGAGCCCTGATACACCTATCACTAAAATGCCCTCGTTCAACAAAATGTGCGAGTTCGCTGAACAGGACAAAGGCTGCAGGGCTACACTCAACAGGGAGAGACAGCAGGCAGCGGCTCTGGACTTCAACGGTCTGAGCACAGCAAGTGCACCGACAGCAGGCATGGCAGCTCCTGCAATTACACCCGCTGCAGCACAGCAGATAACTCCTACCGATGAAGAGTTGACCGCTGACTGGCGTGATGAGCTTGAGTATAAGGTCAACAGCGATATTCTGAAAAATACTATCAACAACTATCTGATAGTGCTGAACAATGACCCTCTGATAAAAGATAAGTTCGCTTACAATGCTTTCGCGGAAAGAAAAGAGATCTTCGGAGCCCTGCCGTGGGACAGCAGCACAGGACGGAGAATGTGGACTGATGCAGATACCAACGGTTTGTACTGGTTCATGGAAGCACGATATAATCAGGCAGGCAGAGGTAATATAGATAGTGCACTGAGCTTGTACATGGCACAGCACAGCTTCAACGAAGTGCAGGACTTCTTGAACAGCCTGCAGTGGGACGGTGTGAAGAGATTAGATACTCTTTTCATTGACTACCTCGGAGCTGAGGACACAGAGTACACCAGGGCAGTTACACGCAAGATGTTCGTAGCAGGCGTTGCACGTGCTATGACACCCGGAGTGAAGTTCGATAATATGCTTATCCTCGTAGGCTCACAGGGCTTAGGTAAGTCAACGCTCTTGCGCCGTATGGCTCGCGGGTGGTTCAATGATAGTATATGTTCTTTCGAGGGCAAAGATGCAGCAGAGCTCCTGCAGGGCGTATGGCTCGTAGAGATATCGGAGCTCGGAGCTTTCCGAAAGTCGGAGAGCTCACGTATCAAGCAGTTCCTTTCGCTTAACTCGGATATCTTCCGTGCTGCATACGCTCGTAACGCGGAAGAACGTCAGCGTAAATGTGTGTTCTTCGGCTCGACCAACGATGATGAGTTCCTGAGAGACCCCACAGGCGAGCGCAGGTTCTGGCCTGTTGACTGCTGCAGGGAGCGCAAGAAGTTAAGTCCTTTCACCGACCTCAACGACCATATCATATCACAGGTGTGGGCAGAAGCTCGTGCGTACTGGATAACTGGAGAGCCGTTGTTCCTCAGTGAAGATCTGGAACAGCTTGCACGCGATAAGCAGGCAGAGCATAAAGAGGAATCAGGCAAAGAGGGTATTATAAGAGAGTTTATCAGCAGGCTTGTCCCTGAGAACTGGCAGAAGTACACGTTAGATCAGCGCCGTATGTGGTGGGGCTCGCATGGTACGTCCGCACAGGATGGTGACGGAAATATCAAGCTTGTTGAGCGCGACAGGATATCAGCTATGGAGATATGGGTGGAGTGCTTCAATGCTGACCCCAAGTATATGAAGCAGGCGGACGTTAGAGAGATCAACGCAGTTTTCAAGGTGTGTGATGAGTGGAGCAACACAACTGAGCCGATGAAGTGCGGACCGTATGGCTTGCAGAGGTGCCACAGGCGGAATGTGCTAGCCAAAGCACGGCGGTGATGCGACCCACGCGCAGAGAGCAAAATAGTGTTATAAACCATGGTTACAAACTTGGTTACAAACAAGTGTAACCGCAGCAAATTTCGGTTACAAAGTTACAAACAAAAATATACATTTGTAACCGAGTTTGTAACCGCAAAAAATCCCTATAATACGCGGTTTTCTATATACAGGTTACAAAGTTACGAAAAAATATATAATAGAGTTAAAATATATATGTTATGGGTGCATATACGCCATATACGCATATATGGGGGAATATATAGCAAATTTTTTGTAACCGTGTTTTTGATAGAATTTTGGAGGTATTTTTCAAGGTGAATATTGTTGAATCAGAAATCGAGAACAAAATGCGGCAGAAGCTGAGACTGCATGGCGGGATTTTCTTCAAGTTCGTAAGTCCGTCAGTTAGTGGAGTGCCGGACAGGATTTGTATTTTGCCGCATGGCAGGATCATATTTGTTGAGCTGAAACGTGAGGGCGGTATCGTGTCACCACGTCAGAAGTATATCCACAAGATGCTAAGACACTTGGGTGTTGATGTGCGTGTGGTCATTGGCATGGAGCAGGCGATGGAGTTTGTGAGAGAGGTGTGTGGTGAACATGGGAAGTCCTAAGCACTTTGTGCCGCATAACTACCAGGCGTACTGCCGTGATCGAATAATCGATACACCGAACATCGGACTGTTTCTGGAAATGGGTCTCGGCAAGACTGCTATAACACTCGATGCAGTAAAGCGGTTGAAGTATCATTACTTGCAAATTGTCAAGACTTTAATCATAGCACCGAAGAAAGTAGCTGAATCCACATGGCACACAGAAGGAGCACAGTGGTTAGAGTTTTCTGAACTTCGCTTTTCCTTCGTCATGGGCACTCAGGCTGAGCGCATAGCTGCACTCAATACGCCCGCGGATATATACCTGATAAACCGCGAGAACACACAGTGGCTTGTCGAGTATTATAAACACAAGTGGCCGTTTGACACGGTGGTTCTTGACGAGTCGTCAAGCTTCAAGAATCATCAGGCTAAGCGGTTCAAGGCATTGAAGCTAGTCCGCAGCCGTATAAATCGCATGGTGCTCCTGACCGGTACGCCCTCTCCGAAGTCCCTCATGGACTTATGGGCTCAGGTGTACTTACTGGACGGAGGGCAAAGGCTCGGCAGAACAATAACCGCTTACCGTGATGCGTACTTCACACCCGACAAGCGGAACGGTCAGATAATTTACAGCTACGCTCTGAGGGACGGAGCGGACAAAGAGATCTACAAGCGGATATCTGATATCTGCATATCCATGAGATCAGCCGATTATCTGTCGCTCCCTGAGCTGATGTACAACGACATACCTGTTATGCTTGACAAGCCTGCTGCGGCAGCATACAAGAAGCTAGAACATGATATGCTCATCGAGGTTGACGAGAGCACGATCACGGCGGGTACTGCTGCGGTGCTGACCAACAAGCTCCTGCAGCTGTGTAACGGCGCGGTGTATGACGAGGACGGCAAGGTCATAGAACTGCAGTCCTGCAAGCTTGATGCACTCTTGGAGACTGTGGAACAGCTTGGAGACGAACACGCGATTATCTGCTATAACTTCAAGCACGACAAGGACAGGCTCATGCAGGCACTCTCGAAAACAGGTAAGCGTGTTGTCGTGTACGAGGGTGAGCAACAGAAGCAGGACTGGAACGAGGGCAAAATAGATCTCATGCTCGTGCAGCCTGCATCATGTGGCTATGGTCTGAACCTACAACGCGGAGGACATCACATCATCTGGTTCGGTCTGACATGGAGCTTGGAGCTGTATCAACAGACGAACAAGAGACTGCACAGGCAGGGTCAGACACACCCGGTTATCGTGCATCACCTGATCGTCAAAGGCGGAGCTGACGAGGATGTTATTACAGCTCTTCACGCGAAAGACTTAACGCAGGAAGGACTTCTCAACGCCCTGAGGGTACGTCTGAGGGCTGCAAGGCAGGGATAATTAATACAAAACATACAACATCTTGTGGTTATTTTTAGTTATTTTATCTTTAACCACAAGATGTTGTGTTTTACCCCTTGACAAACCACAATATCTGGTGTATAATATACGCAAGTAGATACAACAGGCGGTAGGCGCATCGAGTATGCCTCCGGCTTGATGTTGCCGGACAATGCCGCCATTGTACTACGACTTGTGTTTCATTCTCATGGGGCTCGGGCAGCAGGTTTTGACCATTTACTGCTGTTCTGGCATTTAATTCTCCTTTCTACCTTCTTGCACCCGCTGTATTCAGCAGCGGCAGCGGGTGCATATCACCCAGCAGGACAGCAGCACATCATGTGCGGCTCAGTTCGATTCTGAGCAGGGTGTTCAAAACAACGACACTAACGGAGGGCTAACGATGGAAAACAGAAAGCTGATACGCATTCAGACAGAAAACAACCTCAACGAGGTATACGCAGTAGACGAGCCCGGTGCGGGTAATGCAAGTCATGAGTACTTGGTGTTACTGCCTACGGACAAACCCGATGTGGCAGAACCTGTTGAGATAGCTTTCCAGAACGGACCGAGGAAAGACCCTAACAGCATTTCGGGTGTACTGGACACTGATCTGTTGGAGATCGTCCGCGACAGGCTCAAAGGTTTCCAGAGCGGCGAGTTCGCCTGCCGTGAAAATGCTTGTGCTCTTACCCACATCGAAGAAGCGCTCATGTGGATGAACAAGCGCGTAACTGACAGAGCACAGCGCGGTGTACTCGGAACCAACAACAAGTGATACACCGACAGAACTAACAACGATAAACGGCTATTCAAGCTCG